ACAGCATAAGAGGTGATAACAATGTTTTTAAGTGTATACGCAGTAATTGCTACCGTTGTAGCGGTAGTAGCAATTATAAAAGCTGTGAAGTGGAAAATCGCAACAAGAGCAATTACACTATTTTGCAAAGAAAAGTTCAGGTCCCCCACTAAAGAAGAAATTGCCGACTGCACAAAGCGAGCAGCCGACAATACGATAAAGTTTAAATAATTCCAAATTGAGCTTTTATAAGTTCCGTTACAACATTTGAAGCAATTTGGGTAACTGCGGAAAGAGAGTTGCTACCAACAACTCCAGCAATCTTTTTAACCTTGCCCCATATATTATCATTACGAATATTAGCAAGAAATTGATGCCCATCAGGCGATAAATCTGCAATCGTTACATATTTTCCCCCATCAAATGAATGCACATCAATAATAAGATTTGCTATCTTACATTGTCTAATGTGGTAGAGTAGCTCCTCGGCAGAATATTTTTGGAGATTGTCAGGAAGAGTATCATCAAATTTTAACTCCAATATTCTGTGATAATCAACATCTTTTTCGATTGCGAGTAAAATATCACGAACACAATCCGAATTTAACCGCATAGCTTGCACCTCCTTTCATTGAAATTATATCACATTGTATTGAGGATGCAAAGCAACGAAACTAACAAAGAGGTGATTAAATGTTAAAAGGCAAAAGAAAAAAGGAAATGCCGGAAAGACAAATTCCTTTTGAACGCCCTGCTTATCCTATTCAGAGTGATTTTTACAAAATTTCTTTGGAAGAGTTCGGCAGAAAACAGCATAGGAAAGGAGATGTGAAAAGTGAACTTATGTATAATTATGATACTAACAAATCTGTGTATATCTGTGGTATTCTTAACTATCGCAATAAAAATAATAGCTGTCCGCATTATAAAAACGCTTGACAGCTATTTGAATAAATATGATGCACAGATTATGGATTTAATTCGCTGGGCAAAGGGTTTAGACAAACATCAATGAATGCTTTTCCAACAGGAGTAAGTGTTGCAACTCCTTTATGTAAATCAAATTTTTGATTACTGTTATTTGATTTGTTCATGGCTTCTATTTGATTTTTGAAATCTACTACTATAGGTAAAGAATCAAAAATCTTATAGACTGAATCATCAGTTATGTATTGATCATATGCGATGCTTATAAGACCCATACGAGATAAAGACGATAAAGAAATTGATTGTTGCTCAATTGAATCGCAAAACTCATTACTACAAAAAATATTAGTTTGCAAAATTTTATAACCGCCTTTTTCAAGCATTATCATTATTTCGCATATTGGCAAATTTTCTTCAACTGAAAAACATTTTAGGTTTTGGGCATCTATAGGCGACATTTGTTGAATGATGTCAGAAAAAGACGGATGAATTTTTTCAATTTTTCTACTGTCGAATGAATTGACGATTAACTTTTCAAACATTTCACGAATTTCGTCTTCATTCATAAAGTATTTCGCTTTTTCAAGAGCAGGTCCAATAATCGATTCTCTCGATTCAACTTTATGTTCTGTTGGAATATTATCTACACTCTTTTGAATATTAGCTTTAAAGTCTTCAAACTTTTTTTGGCGCTTTAATTCGGCTTTTATTGAAGCATAATGTATGCCACCTACAGTTAAGTTTATGAAATCGGCTAACAGAGCACCTGCAACTTTTGTTGGTGGATTTGTAAGATTACTTACTGCTTCTGATTCTAAAACAGCTTTTGTAACACCATAAGCAGTATCATTTATGTTTTGGTCACTCATATGTGCACCACCTTTCTAAATAAATAATAACATTATTTGGGTAATAAAGCAATAAAATATCGAAAAGAATAAGGCAATGATTTTATAAGGAGGGTATATATGCCAAAATCTAAGAAAACAGTAACCAACTGGGACGATGTTCCGATCTACATAGATTTGCCATTGCTGGCAAATCTTTGGGGATTCTCGGTTGATTGTTTAAAGAAAAAAGCACAGTCGGGCATTTTGCCGGCGGCAAAGATGTTCGGTGAGTGGAGAATATCCAAAGAAGATGCAAAAGCTTACTTCGAAAAGGCTTATAACGAAACGCAGGAGGGAATAAAAAAAGATGGATGTAATAATTAACAACATACCGACTTATCCGTTTAAGGATGTTGAAATCGGAGATGTGTTCTCTGATGATTTAGGACGCTTTATGATGAAAGTATCATACGAAACAGCAATTTGTTTAGATGATAATACAGTCTATGGCATTAACAGCAAGACAAAATGCTATCTGAGGGACTGCGTGATTATAGAGCGTGAATTGCTCGAAAACCTCAAGAAAGGAGCAAACGGATATGAGTAAGCTTGAAAACTTACAAATCTGCATTAAAGACGGCGAGGTTGTAGTATTGCAAGGACTTGACACCGTCACGGCGGACAGGCTTGAGGACATATTGAATTATGTAGCAGAAGTTAAGGAAAGCCTTGACAGGCACAAGCTCAGCAACAGAGCAACAGGCATTAAGCGTGTGGCGAACAACTGTAAAAAGTTTATTAAGTGCTGCAAATACGCAGCGAAAAAATAAAAGGGGGGTGTAACAGATGAAAAAAGGGACAACAATCGAAAGCGGATACGATGCTTCGGGGCGCTGGTGTCTGAAACTTCGAAAAGCTAAAGGCAAGTTTACGCTTGATGAAATAATTGAAGCGGCGAAAGAATGGGAAGAAGATTACTACGCTGTGATTATTAAAGCAATGAGCGATGAGACAGCACAGTATTACGACGATGACCTTGACGGCGATTGCGTGACATTGTATCGTGCTACAGATTTTATAAGCAAGGAATGTAGCTGATGAAAAGATTAACTTTAAATCAAGACAGCAAAATCAAGGTTAAGGACATCTACGGCAAAATGCACGATTGTAAAGATGTGCCGAATGAGTTTTACGGCTGTATTCGCAAACTTTACGACTACGAGAACACAGGCTACAATCCCGATTTTATCGACACAATATCTTATATCCTTGAAGATATGAAGGATTTGCTCGAAAATCCCACAGCTGAGAACATCAAGGCTTGCAGAGCCAAAGTCGATTACATTTTAAGCGCAAAAGACAAAGCCGCCAGCTAATGCACAGCTGGCGGCAAAGTGAAAAGATATAAAAATATTTACCATATTAATTATATCTTTTCACTACACAAAAATCAAGAGAAAAGGTGAATTTGTATGAATATTTTAGAAAATGCAGTTGATTGCATAAAAAACCAAGGCAAGAACTATAAAAAATACTCAAATGAGTGGAATGTTATGCAGCAGCTTATCGACATTATCACAGCACAGCCGGAGAGTGCAGAGATTGTATTGCAGGACCTAAATGTTGAAGAAATGCAGGTGCCTGCACTCGTGAAGAAAATAACAAGCGAGAGAATCGCAAATCCTGTTGAAGTTATGAATGCTATTTGTAACTTTTACTCAATCCCAAAACCGAGCGAATTGCCGCCAGAAGTGTGGCGAATAAACAGCACCTCTCCTGCCCGGACAAAGTCTGAAAAGCAAGGCTTTATAAACCTTATGGATTTACTGTGAGGTGAGTATAAATGCAGAGAAAAAAGCTGTTAGCGTTAGAAATAAACAAAAACCGTGCGGATGTACCTGCAATGCAAGCTGTAGTTGAGTTTCAGCATAAAGACAAGTATGTCAATTATACGACACACGAATACAATTATGTTTATGATGCCTTCGTTGATGAATCAACAGGCGAAAAAACTCTTATAGTTGATATGTTTAAGCCTGCCCCAGGGGCGGAGTTCCTTTATAGACTGTTCATCGGAAAAAACAAGCAAGGTGATGATAAATGGTTCATCGTTGATTCCAAGGGTGAAGTAAGCGAAAAGAGCTTGTATACGGGTTATTATTACAATAAATTTTATTATTCGTTCAGCGCTGAAACAGATAAAATCATTGACGATTATTTGGCGGACACAAGCTCATATGCAAAAGGAAAAGGCATTGGAAAAATAATTGCTTGGCAAAATGCAGTAAGACAAAAACGGCTCAAAGATAAATATCAAAAAATTAAAGACAGCATAAGTTATGAATTAGCAGAAATTCGCCCACTGCCGCAAGCGGTACATAAATGGATTGATAATACCGTAATGGCATATAGCAGATATATGTTTTATGATGCCAACGGCAAAAAGCAGACTACTGCAAGATGTTCCGTATGCGGTAACGAGGTTACTATTAACAAAGTACGCAGCGGAGATAAAGTCACTTGCCCTGTCTGTCACAAAAAGTGCACTGCAAAACCATATCGAAAATATTTGAATTCAAACGGCTTTTGTAACAGAAAAACAATAATGTATCTGCAGCCGTTCAAAGGAACAAGATTTTGTGCTCGTGAATTTGTAATCGAATATGACTACAGTTACGGCAGAATTAAGCCGCTCATCAGTATGCAAGAACTTTCAAGAACAACTTGCGACTTTAACGGACAAGAAATGCGAGTGCAGGAACAATACACATATGACGAAGATTACAAAGGCGGTGACTGGCGAAAGGACTTTTGTAGAAGTGTAAACTCGAGTTTGCCACTCTACCCCGGCACGCTCAATAAGATATTTAAGCGTGTAAAAGGATTTAACAAGTGGCATATCGACTACGGCAGGATAGCGAGGTTATGCAATCCTGTCGGTTGTGAAAACTTGTATAACGCAGTCAATCAAGTTGCAAGTCTTAACAATATAATCGACAACGGCTTAATTAATCTTGCACGAGATGTCATTACATACACATACAGATGTACTGAATTTGATTTAGCAAAAGGGTCTTTGAGAAAAAGTTTCGGAATTACTAAAGACGATTTAAAAATTTTAAAACAGTTAAACCCAAAATTATGCGAATTCAAACTATACAAAGCGTATAAACAAACAGGCAGAAAAATTGACATTGAAGAGTTAAAAGAATTTTTTGTAATTCGTTCAATGATCGACTGTGATGTTAATGATATATTAAGAATTTTAGAATACAGTTCTCTAAGAAAATTTTGTCAATTTTTCCGCAGATGGGAAAGCGAAAATTGCACAAGCCAAGATAAAGACGGCTGGTGGGATCCAAGACGGCATTTTTTTAGTGATTATAAAGACTACATTAGAAATGCTACTTTGCTTGAATATGACTTGTCAAATTCAGAAGTGCTTTTCCCTAAAAACTTAAAGCAAGCTCACGATTTAGCGTACAGCATAATCAATGATAAAGAACTTAAAAATGCAGAACTTCCACAAATTGCTCGACAATACGAATCTTATAGCAATTTATATAGCTATGAGGATAAAAACTATTGTATTATGCCACCGTCAAGACACAATGACCTAAAAAACGAGGGCAAAACGCTATGCCATTGTGTTGCAACATATGCAAAAAGAGTTGCCGTTGGCAGTACGATTATACTTTTCATTCGCAAAGCGAATGAAAAAGACAAGCCGTATTTTACGCTTGAGCTTAATCCCATAACTTATGAAATTGAGCAATGCCGAGGATTGAGAAATGGTGCGTATCCAAAAGAAGTTAAAGACTTTATGGATAAATGGTATAAAGAAAAAATAGAACCAATTAAAAGGAGCAGAGAAAAATGTCAGACAGTAGCTTAATGGGCATAACCATAATGGATATTACGGATTTTAACATTACGGAGCTTAACGCAGATACAAAGACCGCTCTGTCACTGCATCAGAGCATTTTACAGGCGGAGCAGACGGCGGCAAACGCAATGGTAACGCTGTGCGAAAGCCTGAAGACAATCAGGGACAGGCAGTTGTACAAGCCGCTCGGCTTTGAAACCTTTGATGGCTACACCGAAAGGGCTTGCGGAATTAAGCGCAGGCAGGCTTATAACTACATAAGCGTTTATGAAAAGCTCGGAAGCACGGTTTTGCAGTCAAATGCATCACTCGGCATTACTAAATTGCAATTACTTACAGAAGTATGTGCTGTAGACAGAGATGATTTTGTTGCAGAAAATGACCTTGCAGGTATGTCGGTCAAAGAAATTAAAGAACTTGTCGAAAAAAGCAAGCAACAAGGTGAACAGCTTGCCTTGCTCGGTGATGAGCTTAACGACAGCAACAACGCACAGAAATCGTTACAAGCAGATAAACAAAATCTCACAGATGAAAACAAGTTATTGCACAAACGAATTAAAGAACTTGAAAGCAAGCCTGTTGAGGTTGCTGTACAAGAACCAACGCAAGCGCAAATTGAAGCAGCGGCAAAAAGCAAAATAAACAGCTTAAAAGCGTCATTTGAAAAAGAAAAACAAAACGCTGTTGAAGAAGCCGTTAAACAAGCTACAGAAAAAACAAAATCAAGCGTTAAAGAAACTCTTGAGAAAGACTACAAAGCAAAGCTTGAATCTATTGAAAAAGAACGACAAGTCGCTCTTGACAAAGCAAAACAATTAGCGAATAAACTTGACAAAAATGCAGATGCAGATCTTGTCGCTGCAACGCTGTACTTCAACGAATTGCAAGCACAGCTTGATAAATTTATTAACAGCGTTGAGAAAATTTGTGAAACAAATTCGGCGCAAGGTGAAAAGCTCAAGCAGATCGCAAAAGACTTTTTGAGCAATACTATTGCAAATCTTAATTAATCAGTTAGTAAGCTCCGCACGGCTTTACTATATATCAGAAAGTACAACTTTCGTTGATTATTCTTCCTAAAATATAATACTGACTTGCATAATGTTACTGCAGAGCAGGTGCGGCTGCTCTTTTAACTTTTATAGAGAGGATATATACATATGAAAAAGAGAAAACTTGACAACTTGGATTTAAAACAGCGTGAAATCGACGAATACAACAAAAAACATAAAACTCACTACAGCTACGGTATGTACACAGCATTAGTCCGAATAGGTAAAATTATACCCGACTGTGACAGAAAGGAAGTTAAAAAATAATGAAAACAAAAAAGTGCTTTGACATCTGCAAGAAAAGTGGAGTCTTTTATGTGTATCAAGCCGAATATGACGAGCAGTGGCTTTCTGACGGAAGCGCCTGCTACCCTATCACAGGTTTACCAATGCTGACAGAAGACAGCATATGCAAGCTCTATGATATTAACGATACTCAGAGAAACAAGTGTTGCTTTGAATTTTTTGTTGGCACTCCTCCAATCTTAGTGTCTGACAGTGATCCAAATGAATCAGATGCTGAGATGTGGGATATTACAATAGCAATCAAAGATAAGATAGTCATACCGATTTCGACCGAAGAGGGAATTTTATTTGTTGATATAAAATATTTAGCTCCGTTTACCGATATGCCAAATGGTGATATGCGTTTGACTATAAGAGATGGGATTAATGGCAAGAAATATGTATGCGTCAAGTTTGGCTTGATAGCATATGCATTTATTGCTCCTGTTGATGTGATTAACGACGAATTTGTAAATAAGATTGAAAAACTATACTCACAGTCAAAAATAGCATTGAACAATTTAGGAGGTTCGGTTAAATATAATGAAACAGTATGAAGCAGACGAACAAAAGAAGTTATTTCATTGGGCTGATTTTATGAAAACTGAATATCCCGAATTGGATATGATGTTTCATATTCCAAACGGCGGTAGTCGCAATAAACTCGAAGCGGCCAACCTAAAGAAACAAGGTGTGCGTGCAGGCGTGCCGGATATATGCTTACCTGTTGCTCGTGGAGGTTATCACGGACTGTTTATTGAGCTTAAATTTGGCAAGAACAAGACAACAGCAAAGCAAGACGAATGGCTTGCAAAACTGAATGAAAAAGGTTATGCAGTTGCTGTCTGCTATGGCTGCAAGAAAGCACAGGATAAAATTCTCAAGTATCTGAATTTAGGAGAATAACAATGGAAAATGAAAATGCAGAAACCAAAGTCGAAGAAGTCACAGAAGAGAGTAACTTTGACACTCTGAGTGAACTTGACAAACTTGCGGTCGGATTTATCGCAGGTGAAATTGATACAGATATAATAAACAGTCTTGATACATACAACAGGTGGTTTGTTCTGTCCATGTCAGCTATATACAGCTGTGGCAAGATTGGCTTGCTCTCGGCTAAAAGTTGTGTGCAGGTCAAATACAAGTTATTGAGCGAATACAGACGATTCAGAACAGAAACATATTTCGCAGAGATTGAGCACCGTGAATGGATTAAACGAACGAGAGAAACATCTTGCAAACTTACAGAACTTGCACATCAAATTAATAACAAAGATACTGATGCATTAAAAACAGCTGTCGAGATTATTGACTTATTCACGAAACAAGATGTATATAATCAATTATTTATAAAAGCAGAAGCTGATGAAGAGTATAAGCAGAAATGTGTACAAGCTCTTACACAAAATGAAAAACTCTTCTTCGACCGCTTTGGCAATATACCTTTTGTAGATTTGCTTTTTAAATTCTATAAATCCACAGAAGAGAACCGAGCAGCGGAAATATACAAAGAACTTGATTGCGATAATCTTAATGTTGTTGCACATAGAGTTCCTGTAAAATCCGAAAATTGCAAAGGCATTGCAAAATCATATCTTGAATATTTCAAATGAAAATCGCAGGGGCTGAAATGCCCCTGCATATCCTGCTCAAGTAATTAATTAAGTGACGAAAACTGTTTTTACATATATAATAGGAAGTTTAAATATGTTTACATACAAATGTGAGATCCAATCAGGACCAATGCTTGAAATTAAATACTATCAAAGTTTGAGAAAGCGTAACAAGAAAAATATGTCACGCAGTATCAACAGAGCAATCACATCAGAAAAGATGGCGCAGGCTAATCGCATAAGAGGTGAACAGCATACACAGAGATTAATTCTTGCAAATTTCAAACAAGGCGATTGGTGGGTAAGATTTTCGGCACCGTATAAAAATTTCACAGAAGAAGAATTTGAAAAGATTGTAAGCAATTTTTTTAAGCGCATTAAATATCACGCAAAAAAGCAAGGCGTACAGTTCAAGTATATTGGTTTTTGTGAATGTGGAAAGCGTGGTGGCAATTGGCACTTACACATCATTATTGAAGACTGTATCAAAGACATAGCGTTAAAAATGTGGAAATGGAGCAACGGTATTAATCTCACACCGTTGTATGAGGATGGCAATTTTGCGGACCTTGCAAAATACATTCGCAAAGATGTAACCGGTACAAAAAGGCTTAAAACATCACGCAATCTCACAAAACCAACCGTTACAGTAATTGAAGGCAAAAAGAGAGAATTTAAAAAGCTTGAAAAAGGCGAAGCTCTACCAATCCCACAAGGCTATTACCTTGTGCGTGATGATATGTGGGTTAACGATTTCACGGGAGCAAGCTATCACTTCGTGTTTATGCAGTTGGGAATGAATCATAAACGATATGCAGTCGAATGCACTAAGGAGGCAACAAATGAATCTAAAGCAAATTAGAGATATGGACAATGATATATGCTATTGTAGAGCGCAAATAGCTATGCTTGAAGCTAAAGTTACGCACATAACAACAAATATTGCAAGTGCTATCGACGGAGAAAGTGCGTCAAATAGCATTGAAAAAATAGTGCCCAAAATAGCAGACTTAAGAGAAGAATTACACAATGCAGAAACAAAAAAAGCAAACGCTATAAGTTCAATACCTCCAACAACTCTGCAAGGGAGTTGTCTTTTGCTGCGCCTGGAGTATGGCTACGAATGGAAACAAATAGCTCAAAAAGTAGGTGGAGGAAATACGGAGGACGGCATAAGGGTTATGTGCAATCGCTATGAGTGGTGAAAGTTGTTCGTTTGTTCGCTTAAGGGTGTGTTAGAATATAATTGAGCAAACCTAAGAAAATACAAAGTTAATCAAGTCGCTGTTAATGCAGCGGCTTATTTATTTGCAAAATGATAAAAAGAAATGTAACAACAGAATGGATAATACAACAAATACAAGCCGGCAAAACATACAGGTTCTATCTAACTGCTGACTGGCAAAGAGTGCGAGATAAAAAGCGTACAATGGAACACAATGAATGTGAACGATGCAGAGCTAAAGGCAAATATACCCCATGCGAAGCTGTACATCACAAGAAATATCTTAAAGCAAGGCCTGACCTTGCTCTTGACATCAACAATCTTGAATGTTTGTGCAAAGATTGTCATTACAAAGAGCATCACAAACTGCAAGAAAAAATTTTTTCAGAAGAATTTTCCGAGAAATGGTAGCACCCCCGGGGTCAAAAATCGCACTTACCTCAAGCGTATGGATAACGGTGTACAGGGTAGACAATTTGTCCTCGCACACACGCACGAGAAATTTTTGTGAAAGGAGCAATAAAATGGCACAAGTTAAAATGGCAAAAATCAAAGAAAGCTTAATTGAACAACTCACATTAAAAGGAGCAGACATTGATGTGTATCGTGACTTAATCGAAAGTTACATTTTCTACACTAAACTTGAACGACAAATGCAAGCTGACATCAAGAAAAACGGCTTGTCATACAAGGCAATTTCCTCGACAGGAAAAGAATACACTAAAGACAATCCGTCAGTGAAAAATTCAATAATGTACAACAAACAAAGACTTGCGATCCTTTCGCAAATGGGGCTATCAATCGACAAGGTCGAAAGTGATGTAAATGACGAACTGTAAATACCTTGACGATTACATAAAGCAAGTAAAAAGCGGTCAATATCGTGTATGCAAAGAGCAAATACAGCTTGTTAATTTCATAGAAAAAGTATTCGAAAACGAGCAAGTCTATGTTGACAGTGAGCAGGTTGAAAAGTATTTTGCACTACAGAAATATTTTCCGTACGAATTATTTGCATGGGAAAAGTTTTGTTTTATTCTGCACAATTGCACATATTCCGCACCGGGTGTATTAAGATTTCCCGATTTAGTTTGTGTGGTCGGGCGAGGTGCAGGAAAAAACGGCTATCTTGCATTTGAAGATTTTTCTCTGCTCACGCCTGTCAACGGCATACGCAATTATGACATTGACATTTGTGCAACATCAGAAGAGCAAGCAAGCACAACTTTTAATGACATCTACGAGATTTTGGAAAACAATTCTACAAAAATGCAGCGGCATTTTAAGTGGAATAAAACAGAGATTACAAACATAAAGACTAATTCAACAATCAGATACAGAACTTCAAACAGCAAAACGAAAGACGGAGGCAGACCCGGCAAAGTAGATTTTGACGAAAAGCACGCATATGAAAATTATAAGCTCATTGATGTTTTCACAACGGGCTTAGGCAAAAAAGCTATGCCACGCAGAACAACAATTACAACTATGGGAGATGTTCGGGACGGGCCGCTTGACAACGAGCTTGCCGCAGGTCTTGAAGTACTGAATGGTGATGCACCTGACAACGGCACTCTTTATTTCATATGCAGGTTAGACAATGAAAAAGAGGTATATGAGCAAGAAAATTGGTACAAAGCAAATCCGTCGTTGCAATATTTTCCAAACCTATTGAGAGAAATTCAAAAGGAATTCGAGGATTGGAAGCGTGATAAGGTGAACAATTCATCTTTTATGACTAAGCGTATGAATATCCCAAAAGGTACAGAAATGCACCCGGTCACAGCGTGGGAAAACATTAAAGCAACTAACAGACCGCTGCCTGATTTGAAGGGCAAGACTTGTGTATTTGGTATTGACTACACTAAAACGACAGATTTTCTCGGAGCAGGTTTGCTGTTTATGGTTGATAATGAAATCGTTTGGAAACCGATGTCGTGGTATTGTTCACAATCCGCTGACCTCGGCAGAATTAAATTTCCATATGATAAACAACCTGACCTGCAACGAGTTGATGGTGCAGAAATACCGCCACAAATTGTTGCAGAATGGCTCAAAGAACAGAAAAAGCACTACAACATCATAGCAGGAGCGCTTGATAATTACCGCTACACTTTGCTCAAAAGCCCGCTATTGGAGTGCGGCTATGAGTGTGACCGCAAGGGTCTTAATAACTTAAAACTCGTGCGTCCGTCAGATAAAATGCTTGTAGCTCCGCTGATAGCATCTGATTTTGCTAATCACAAAATCGTGTGGGGTAATTCGGCATTAATGCGTTGGTACACTAACAATACATCGGCAATAGAGGATAAAAACGGCAATATCAGCTACGGGAAAATTGAGCCAAAGTCAAGAAAAACAGACGGCTTTATGGCTTTTGTAGCGGCATACACACAATTAGATTTGCTCAGACAAAGCCAGCCTATTTCAACAGACAATTTCGAGAAATTTTTTAAAGCTATCAGCATATAAGGTGGTGATATTTTGAATATTTTTAGTTTTTTTCGCAAAAAAATTAAAGCAGAACCTCAAGAAAATGACAACAGCTTTGATGATAGTTATTCCGCTGCCGAGCAGCGGTTTAGGCTAACAGAACTTGCACTGTTTACTGCAATTGATTTTATAGCCAAAAGCATTGCCAAGTGCGAATTTGTTACTGTAATTGATAACAAGGAGTACAAAGGTCTTGAATACTATCTATGGAATTATGCACCGAACAAACATCAAACGAAAGTCGAGTTTTTAACACAAGCAATTTCAAAATTAATTTTTGACAACGAACTGTTAATTATTTCAACTGCTGATAATCAGTTGCTCATTGCAGATAGCTATTGCAAAACGGAATATGCTGCTTTTGATGATATTTTTACAAGTGTAACTTGCCGAAATTTTACATATCAGCGTACTTTTAGTGAAAGTGAAGTAATTTATTTAAAGTACAACAGCTTTGCTCTCAGAGGCTTATTAGCCGAAATGTGTGCAACATACGAACAACTTATGATGTCAGCACAAGAACGATACAATAAAGCCGTCGGACACAAAGGTATAGTAACTTTTGAAAACTTCAACTTTGGCGATAAAGATTTTAACGAAACATTTTCTGAAATTCTCGGAAAGCAGTTCAAAAAATATTATGAGTCAAAGAATGCTGTATTACCTGTTTTCAAAGGAATGAAGTATTCAGAGCCTGCTACAGAGGCAGGGAAAACTACAAACAGCGAAATTACAGACATACAAAAGTTAAAAACAGAAGCATATGCAACTGTAGGAAACGCTTTTCACATTCCGCCCGCAATTCTTAGCGGTGAAGCATCAATGCTTTCAGATGCTATGGATTGTGCTATCGCGAATGCAGTAGATCCTATTGCACAAATGTTTGAACAAGAAATTACAAAAAAGAAATTCGGAAATTTCGAATTTTTAAAAGGCAACTATATGCTTATCGATACAACAACAGTTAAACATATAGACGCTATAAGCAATGCAAATAACCTTGACAAATCAATAGCAAGCGGTGTCCTCTCCCCTGCAAAGGCTCAAAAGTATTGTAATATGCTGCCTTGCGAAGAAGAATGGGCACAGAAATATTACATTACAAAGAACTATCAGACATCAGATGAGGTGTTGAAAGGTGGTGAAACTCAGTGAAAGAAAGAAACTACAAAATCAAGCAGATTGCGGATGAAAATATCTTGCAAATCTATTTGTACGGTGAAATTGAACCGGGGCATTTAGACTGTTGGGGTTATTACTATGGTTCAACTACAAGTGCAGAGTATATCCGAAAAGCCATTGATAAAGCAGGAACTATTAACAGTATCGAACTGTACATCAATTCAGTTGGTGGTTATGTTGATGAAGGTGTTGCTATTTACAATCTGTTAAAAAGGCAGAATGTACCTGTTACTGCGTATATTGACGGTATGGCGTGTTCAATTGCAAGTGTAGTAGCTATGGCAGCGGATAAAATCATAATGCCGTCTAATACAACAATGATGATTCATCACGCTATCGGTGCTTGCTACGGTAACGCTAAGGAACATAGAGAATACGCCGAACAGCTTGCTAAAATCAGCGAAGCAAGCACAAATTCGTATCTTGTACACGCAGGCGATAAGCTTACGAGAGATGTACTCGAGCCACTACTTGACGCTGAAACATTCCTTACTGCACAGGAGGCTCTCGAACTCGGCTTGTGTGATGAAATTCTCGACCCTGTTGACTTGACAGATTCAAAAGAAGTTATCGAACAGGCTGAACAGAGAAAAAATCCTAAAGCAAAACAAGCAGCGGCAGAACTCACAAAAATGCTTGGTAAAAAGCTACAGGAACCAAACCTCACTCAGCACGAAAAAGACAGCTTTGATTTTTTTGAAACATTTTTCAAAAACAAAAATTATTTATAAAGGAGATTAAAAATGAAAAATCTTGATTTTATCAACAATGCAAAAACAAATTTTGCAAAGCAGTTGAAGGAAGCGTTCGCAGACAAAGACGAAGCTAAGATGACATCTGCATTTGAGCAGTACGCTACAAGTCTTCAGCAGGCTATTATCGACACAGCAGCGGAAGTAGGTGCGACCGCCGACAACGCTATCCTTGCAAAAAGAGGTTTCCGCCAGCTCACATCGGCGGAACAGAGCTTTTACAATAACATTAAGACAGCTTCAAAGGCTGTTGATGTTAAGCAGAGCCTTGCAGGTCTTGATGTAACTATTCCGCAGACTGTAATTGATACAGTTCTTGAAGACATTTCAAATGAGCATCCACTTCTTGATGCTATCAATATTGAAAACACTTACGGCTCAGTGAAAGCAATTTTTGCAACAGATACAAAGCAGATGGCGGCTTGGGGCGCTCTTAATTCTCAGATTGCACAGGAACTTGCTGGCACTATCGAAGAAAAAGACTTCTCGACATCAAAGCTTACAGCATTTATTCCTGTTCCAAAGGATATGCTTGAACTCGGAGCTACATACATTGACGCTTATGTTCGCAGAATTCTTGCTGACGCTCTTGCTTACGGACTTGAAGACGGTTTTATCAATGGTGACGGCAAGAACAAGCCTGTGGGTATTCTCAAGAATATTAACGGCTCAGTAACCGCAGGTGCATATCCTGACAAGACGGCGACTAAAGTTACAAAACTCGATATTAAGTCATATATGCCTCTGATCGGTAAGATTGCAAAAGGCAAAGGTGGCAAAACTAAGTCAGTGCCGTTTGTTGACTTAATTGTCAATCCTGTTGATTACCTCACGAAGGTTATTCCTGCAACTACAGTTCTCGCTACTGACGGTAGCTATAAAAACAACATTTTCCCTTATCCTACACGAGTATTTCAGTCTGAAATGATTGCAGTAGGTACTGCTGCTCTTGGCCAGCTTTCTAAATACAAAGCCTGCGTATCGACAGGCAAGGGCGGTAAACTCGAATACTCTGATCAGAACCAGTTTCTCGAAGACAATCGTGTATACACAATTAAAACCTTCGCAACAGGTTTCTCGCATGATGAAACTGATTTCTTAAAGCTTGATATCAGCGCTCTTGAACCGCTCGCTATCGAGGTTACTCTCAATTCTAAATCATCAACATAATAAGCAGGAGGTGTTGAATTATGGCACAGTTAATTGATGATGTGATTAATATGCTTGATTTTGACAGCGAACACATCAAAACTGACGATAGCGCAAAATCAAAAATTAATATCATAATTGAAAATGGCAAGCAACACCTCCGCTCTTTCCATCCTGCCTTAACTGATGAGGATTTCATACGCTCTACAAGAGCAAGAAGTTTGTTGTTTGACTACTGCCGATATGCTTACAGCAACGCAACAGAACAGTTTGACAACAACTTTGCAACGGATATTTTGATGTTAAGGCAAGAATATGAGGTAAAAGCTTATGACTCAAAGTGATATTAAGTTTTTGACATTTAATGACGGTGTGGCTTTTGTTTTTGATACAGACGAAAACGATACTATTATTGCTAACACAGCACGAAAGTATCGCTTTGGCAACGAAAAAGTTGGAGTTACTCGTTATTACGGCGCAAAACAAAATGATATTGAATTATCAAAAGTGATACATATACATTGTGATGAGAAAATTCAGCCGGATATGGCTTTGGTAATTGACTGCACAAGATACAAAATTGAGCAGGTTCAGCATGACAGATGCAAAAATCCGCCTTGCACTATTTTATCTTTGTCCTGCCGAGGCTTATACAAGGAGAAAGCAAATGACTTTTAAAAATTATGACGAATTTGTCGGCTTACTTGAAACTTGTAACTTCAAAGTTGCTGAGGCTGATTTTAGCAAGCCGGTTGAAACTCCGTTTATTGCATATTTCAAAGATGAAGATAAAAATGTATATGCAGACGGAAAAGTTATTTTTACTTTATATAGCAAGATTGATATTGAGCTATATACAGACAGAACAGACCATGCAAGCGAAGAAAAATTTGCAGAATGGCTTAATAGCAATAATCTTGTTTGGAAAAAGACTAACCGAGCGTGGATTGCGGCAGAAAAAATGTGTGTATCATATTATGAAGTAAGAGTTGATTACAGAATATGAGCAACAAAAAATGCGGTATCGACAGAATTGGCGAAACTATATCTCGTGAAGTTGCAGGGTATACGGCAGACATACAAATGGGCGTAATACAACTTGTTGATACTAAAGCAGATGAGCTTAAAGAAGCAATTAAAAAAGCGGCACCTGTTGGCAAAAGAAAAAAATATCGCAGATCGTTCAAAGTAAAAGTTACAAACGAACTTAATGCTTACTATGAAAAGACGGTCTTTGCCTCAGGCAAAGAATACAGGCTTACACACTTGCTCGAAAAACCTCACGCAAGCAGAAAAGGCGGAACTGTAATGCCAAAAGTGCACATTGCTCCTGCAAGCGAGCAAATTCACAAAGAATTTGAAAACGAAGTTAAAAAACTAATTCTCTCTTCAAAGGCAATGGGTGGAGGAATTAAAAGAAAATAACGAAGGAGATTATCTTATGAACAAAACAATCGCAAAAGTAGGCTATGCTATGCTTACAGAAACAACAGAAGGCAAAATTACATATAGCGAGGTTAAATGGTTTAAGTCCGACAAAGCAGGCGGCAGAACAGTCGGTGCAGAGCCAAGTGGTGAATCAACTACCGTATATGCAGACGGTTTGCCTGTTATAGTTGCAAATAACAATGCAGGCTACAACATCAGTCTTGAACTTATTGCTATCGTTGACGACATTGAAAAGGACTGGTACGGCAATTCAGAGGCAACCGAAGGCGGATTTATTGAAAAAGGCGGAATCAGCGTATTGCCTCGCTTTGCTTTACTTGTTGCTAAAGAGCGTTATGACAGCGACAAACTCTATGAAATTGACACATACTTCGACTGCGTTGCATCTACAAGAGCCACACGCAACGATAAGACATCAGAGGGTAACTTTGATCCGCAGTTTCCGACATTTACAATCACTTCAAAACCACGCCCGGACAATGATTTTGTAAGATATACTTCGTACGAAGACACATTGCCGACAGCAGTTGTAACACCGACAGTTAAAGGAGAAGTATAATGAATAAAACAATTAAAGTCGGTGAGAAAGAACTTGAAGTTGAAGTAACAGCATATACTATGCTTATCTACGAAGATAATTTTAAAGGGCACAGCTTTCTCAAAGATGTAGATATGTTGACAGCTAATCCAAATAAAGTACAGTACAGCTCAACTGTGCGCATTTTATGGGCAGCGGCTAAATCTGCAGACGATACAATAAAACCAATCAAAGAATTTTCAAAGCAGTATAGCATTGGAGAAGTAATATCAACAGCACAGCCCCTTGTTGACCTCATTGTAGAATCACTGAAAACCAGCTCAAAAAAAGCAACAGCGGCAGCAGTCTGAGAGTACAAATGACGGCACAGGAGATTTTATCCTATGCCGTCAAATGCGGTCTGACTGTCGCTGATATAAAAATTTTTTCGATTGGTTTTATTTTAGATTACATTGATACTTACTACAAGCTCAAAAACAATCAGAACATACACGCTGATGAAGAAAAATACTTGAAACTTAAATCAGTGTTGCCATTCGTTGAAGAAAAATACAACAGCGGAAATATTACTTATCAGCAATATTCTGAATGGATGAGTGATTACAAAAGATTGGAGGATATATATGGCGTCAACTATTAAAGGCATTACAGTTAAAATTGCAGGCGAAACAACGGACTTGCAAAAAGCGTTGAAGAATATACAATCCTCTTCACGCTCATTGCAAGCGGAATTGAAAACTATTAACAATCAGCTTAAATTTGATCCGGATAATACAGTTCTGCTGGCACAAAAGCAAGATGTTTTGCGTGAGCAGATTGATAACAGCACCAATGCACTTAAAGAACTTGTTGATGTTGAAGAACAAGTAAAAGAGCAGGCTAAAAACGGCGAAATTTCAACAGACCAATTCCGAGCATATCAGCGTGAAGTTGAAAAAACAAAAAGTCAGCTTGAAAACTTTGAAAAGCAGCTTGCCGATACAGCTGACGAATTTAAAAACCTTGAAGATAAGAGCCAAAAAACCGATTTAAGCAGCTTTAAAAAAGAGCTTGACGATGTAAAAAGCTCAGCTTCAAATCTTAAAGATGTTATCTCTGACACAGCGGCAGGAATTGGCTCTGTATTAGGTGTAGCAGGCGGTTCAGCCGTAGCTGCAATAACAAGCGCAAATAGTGAAAAGAAAGCTCTCAATTCATTACAGGCACAAACAGGCTTAACGAAAGACGAACTGCTCAAGTACAAAAGTGTAATTAATGACATATACAAAGATAACTTTGGCGAATCGCAAGAAGAAATCGCCGATACTCTTGCAAAAATTAAGCAGGTTACGAGTGAAACAGACCCGAGCAAGCTTAAAGAAATGGCAGAAAACCTATATACTCTGCAAGATACTTTTGATGGTTTTGATATAAATGAAACATTAAGAGGTATAAACGGATTAGTCACCAATATGGGACTTTCTGCCGAAGATGCGTTCGATTTAATCGTAAAAGGTGCTCAAAACGGCTTGAATTATAGTGGAGAACTTGCAGACAACCTTGCTGAATACTCTCAGATATGGGGACAAGCAGGTTTTTCGGCTGAACAAACTTTCAGTATTCTTGAAAACGGTACAAAAAACGGTGCTTATAATCTCGACAAAGTTAATGACTTTGTAAAAGAGTTCACAATATCATTATCTGACGGCAGAATTGAAGAAAATCTCGGCAGTTTTTCAGAAGACACTGCAACATTGTTTAATAAATGGAAAGACGGTAAGGCAACCGCAGCGGATGTTTTCTATTCTGTAATAAAAGATTTAAAGAACGCAAAAACAGACCAAGAGGCGCTAACAACAGCCTCAAATGTGTGGTCGAGCCTCGGTGAAGATAATGCGCTGAAAGTTATAACTTCTCTCGGTGATGTTAATGACAGCTATAAAGATGTTGAAGGTTCAATGCAAAAAATCAAAGACATTAAATACGATGATGTCGAGTCGGACTGGGAAAGCCTCGGAAGAACGATAAAAACAGATGTTATTAATCCTATCGGCAAATCTCTTTTTCCCGAAGTAAAAAAGCTTTGTGATTTTACCTCCAAGCATACAGATAAGATTATTCCAGTTTTGGAAACAGTCGGCTCACTTACAGCAGGTATTTGGGCAGGCAAGAAAGTTTCAGCATTATATACAGCTACATCACAGCTTGTTAATTCTTATAAAGTGTTAAAAACAGCTACTGAAGGGGCTGCTTTAGCTCAAGAGGGCTTAAATCTTGCACAAAAAGCTAATGCTATCGGTGCTGTAGTATCAATAGCGACAACACTCATAGGCACTATCTATGCTTGGAGCGAAGCAAGCCGGGACAATTCACAAGAGTTAGACGAATGGCAAGAAAAAATAGATGTGGCAAAAGAAAAAAACAAAGAACTCACAGATAGTTATCAAACTTTTATAGATAAGCGTAATGAAAAAGTAAGCACAGCAACAAGCGAAAATCAGTATTACGATAATCTCTGGGAAGAGTTGCAAAAAATCGTTGACGAAAACGGAAAAGTTAATAGTGGTTACGAAGACAGGGCGAAATTCATTACAACAAAGCTTAGCGATTTAACAGGCACAGAGATTAAGTTAAATGATGGCGTTATTGATAATTATAAAAACCTTAGAGACACTATTCAGGAAGTTATCGACAAGAAAAAAGCTAACAATATTCTATCTGCATATGAATCAAATTACAATGAAGCTGTTACAAATACAGAAACGCAGAAAAAAGCAATTGACAGTGCGCAATCTGAATATGAAAAAGCGCAGAAGGAAGCTACTAAAGCGCAAATTGACTACAACAAGTCTGTAACTGACTTAATGATACTCCAACAAAGATTAAAATCTGAGCCTGAAAATATTAGAATCTCATCTCTTGTATCAACAAAAAAAGAAGAAGTTAGTGAGAAAAAAAGCGCATTAAATTCAGCCAGAAATCTAGAACAAATAAAAAAGAATGATGTTTCAACTGCAAAAAAACAACTTCAAGAATATCTTGCAGTTGTCGACAATTATGAAAACCTACAAACTGCAATTTTAAATGAAAATGAAGAAAATACTTCAGATGCACTAAGAAAAATTCAAAATGATTTTATAACTGCAAAATCAGGAACAGAAGAAACACTTAAGCAACAATGTGTAAACTATCGTATGAGATTTACTGAAATTCAACAAGCAATTGCAGAAGGAAAAACAGATTACTATACTGCTGACGATCTTACTAATATGCAATTACTTTTACAAGCAGCAGAAGATGAATATAATAAATATTGTCAAAATTCACTTGAAACAGGAGAAAAAGCAACGAGTAATGTAGCTGATGGTATTGATAAAAATTCTGTAACAGTATATGAATCAGCCAATAAAGTATCAAAAAAAGGTTCGTCCGGTTTTGCAAGTGACCAACATGAAAGAGTCAAAATAGGCAGCAAAAGTGTTAACGATTACGCATCAGGTATTGACGGAAACAGTGGCGTTGCAAGAGAAGCTGGAGTAAGAATTGGTAAAAGCACTCGCAGTGGTGTTAGAAGTATATCTCTGTTTAGCACAGGTAATAATTTTGTTCAAGGTTTTATTAATGGTATTTCGTTGGGCGATGCTATTAAGAATGTATGGAGCACAGCTACAGGCATAGGCGGACTTGCACTTGGTGCAGTTAAAAAAATTCTTGGTATTAATTCGCCTTCAAAGGAAGCTAAAAAAATTGGTAATTATTTTACAGAGGGCTTAGCGATTGGTATTAGCGGTAACAAAAGCAAGGTGAGGTTAAGCACAGAAAGTATTGCGAGAGATATGCTTGGCAGCTTTGATTTTAACGAAACAGTCGGCTATATTAATGTGCTGAATGATAAGTTCAATAACATTAAAAGTTTAGACCATACCGCATCAAGTACAACAAATAAAGTTATCACAAATGCTCCAAGAGTTGCTCTGAACTATTATGGAAATGTCAACATAAATAATGATTTAGATATTGATGACTTCAACGAGCGTGTTTCTCACGCAGTTATAGATACTCTGAACCAAGAATGTTAAGGAGGCGGATTATATGCACAACTTAGAATACAACGGCACAAGCCTGCGCAAACTCGGATTTTGCATAGCAAATGCACCTTTTTATCATATATCAAACAGAAAATTTGAGATAGTTGACATATACGGCAAAGACGGAGGAATAATCGCCGATAACGGTTTCTATGAAAATATTGATGTGTCGTATGAAATAAACAGCTTGCCTTGGCTTGTTTACAACGATACTCAAAGTTTGATTCGTATGCTTGCAGAAGAATTTGCAAATTTTGACGGCAAATACAAAGAATTACGAGATACATATAACACGGGATATTATGCAAAAGCTATATGCAAAAGCATAGATAAAATAGAATATAAGGCAGACAAATGTGTATCAACTATTCTTAATTTTACAAGACAGCCGTTTTGGTACAGTGATGAAGGGCAAAAAACAATATCTTTTAGTGCAGTGGCAAACTCTCAAAAAGAAACTGAATTCTATGTTTATAACCCCGAAAAGTTCTCTGCAGAGCCGTATTTTTGTATTTATCACTCACAAGATTTAACACTTGATGTTAATAACGCACAAATCAAAATGAAGGCTGCTTTTGTTGGCAATGAAAATTTAATTGAACTTGATTCTGAAATGCAATCTGCATTTTGTGGCATAACAGATATGAACGCATACATATCTTGCACAAGCTTTCCTGTTTTTACTTCGGGTTGGAATAAAATTAAAGTAATTTCAGAAAAGGAAAATGCGTTCAGTAAAATTAATATCATTCCAAGATGGAGGCGATTATAATGTTTCCTCTGCTGTATGATAACGCTCAAAATTCAACAAATGCTTTCGACTATAACGGCTATGGCTTTATTACAGAATGCACAGAATTTAAAGTTACAGAAGAACGAAACGGAGCGTATACATTTCAAGCGAAAATCAAAGGCACTGACAGATTGATTGATAAGATTAAAAACGGAGCGTACATAAAAGCAAAAGCAAACTCGCATGACAATCCTCAACTCTTTTACATCGAGAAAATCGAAGTTGATAAATACGGAGATATGACAATTTCAGGAAGTCACATATCACGATTATTCTTCCAAAATGGTACAGTTCCGATGTATTATAACTATTCAGAAGTGGATTCCCCATCAGCAATTATGTCAAATCTTCAATATGAAGTATGGTACTCAGATGCACCATACAGTTGGTTTAATTTCTCATCTAATATTGGAGTCAAAAAAGAATTTTCACTCGGGTTTAACTCGGCAGAAACATTTGAGAATATTTTACTTAACGAAGAAAACGGATTGACGGCAGTATTTAAAGCAGAATTGCTCTGTGATAACTTCAACATCAATTTATTGTTAAATCGAGGCACAGATACTCACCGTATTGCATTTGGCTCTAATATATCTGAATTTAAACAAGTTAATTCGATTAATGAATATTACACGCACATCATGCCATACGCAGAATGCGAAACAACAGACGGCAAAAAAGTAACAGTTACAGCTACTGAACCTTACCTTACAAATCTAAATGCGACTTTAAAGAAAACATATCTGTTCGATTGTTCAAGTAAAATAGCAAGAACTAAAGTCGATCCACAGACAGGTTATAACTTCAGCGAAGTAAGAACTATGCTTGAAGACGCAGTTAAAGAATATTTACAAGATGCAGAACAAATAGCTGAATATGTAAATATAACAGTCACTCTTGAATCTGAACTTGAGGCGCTGAAAAATTGCAGCCTATGTGACAAAGCGACAATAATTAATAAAGATGGTTCAGAAATTGAAAGTAAAATCACAAAAACTGTATATGACAGTATAAGTGAAAAATATACAGAAATCGGAATAGGAGAAGTTAATCTCAAGATGTCTGATTTTTTAAAAATCAAAAGGAGATTTAGAAGATAATGAAACTTAAACATATTCCTGCTACAATTGACATCAACAGTCGCAACGAGCAGCGAATTGCAGGTATTGTCAATATTAATGACAAAAAGACAAGATATCTTGATGTAACGATAATTGCAAGTGGAGAAAAACTCGATATAAGCGGTTGCACAGTTACTGCTATTTTTGTTATTGATGATGTTTTAGTCAATAATGCAGTTGATTGCACAGTCACAAACAATATAGTTACTATTCCACTTGAGAATTTCAATGGCAGATATGGATATCTCAGCATAGAACTTAACATTGTAAAAGACGGAACAGTGATTGTAAATACACCTATTCCGCTAAGGATTCAAGTGACATCTTCTATCGCTGATAGCGCTAAAATTTCAGAGAAAACATATGGAACTATCGCTGAAACAGTTAAAGAAGTGTATGACGCTCGTGGAACATATGAGAATTTGAGCAATAGACTTACTGGCATTGATAATGAAATAACAGACCTTGACGAAACAGTGACAATGAAGATTAATCTTAAAGCGGATAAGGCGGATACTCTTGCCGGCTACGGAATTACAGATGCCTACGATAAAACATATATGAATAAGGCATTAAGTAATAAACTTATCAAAATGCCGTTTGATACAACACCGTCACAAAACAGTCCGAACTATATCACAAGCGGCACATTGTACAGCAGCGTTAATACTCTTAATCAGACTATTGCAAAAAATAAAACCGCTGCGGAAAGTGCTATTGCGGCAAAATATGACAGCTCAAATATTGAGAGAGGTACAGGAGAATTATCTCCGGCGACACCAAATTATGAGGGCTGTGCGGGAAGATTTGATTATGTGAAAAACGGTAAAGTGGTTACCGTGTCGGTAAATATTACAAAACTTATTGCAGATAAAGCATATATCCAGATGTCAGGCTTGCCTTTCCCAGCAAAAATTGAAAGTAAGTTGTCGGCCTTAGCTGTGTACTCAACTACAAATAAGCTGAGAAACATCCGCCTTGACGGCTCGTGGCTTTACATCAGCTCGCCAACCGATAAATTTACAGATGATGAGAAAATCAATTTTACAATTACATATATCAGACAGTAGGAGGTAATTCTATGGAACTTAAAGAAAAAATCACACTCGATATGCTCACAAAAGACAGTGTAAGCGTATTAAGACAGAAGTTTATTGAAATCGGCGGCACAGAAATGCAGGTCGGCGGCAATGTTCGCAACGCTTACACAAACTGTGATGAGGATAAGTCAATCTTAAAAGAACAGCTTTCAGAAGAATATTATAACGCCGTTATGGCAGTATGGGAGGCTTAATATATGTCAAAAATTACTTGTGTTGATATTTCGGAATTTCAGCAGAATATCGACTTCAACAAAATGAAAAATGACGGTATAAAAGCGGTCATTATCAGAGCCGGCTACGGCAGAGAAACAAGTCAGAAGGACAGTATGTTTGAAAGTCACTATAGAAATGCAAAATCAGCAGGCTTGAAAGTCGGTGCATACTGGTACAGCTATGCCGACAGCGTGGACGATGCTGAAAAGGAAGCAAACGCCTGTCTTGCGTGTATAGGCGGTAAGGCTCTTGATATGCCTGTTTATTATGATATGGAGGATAACTTCCAGACACATCTCAGCAAATCAACTCTGACTGCTATTGCAGAGCGTTTCTGCGATACGGTTAAGGCTAACGGTTATAAGGTCGGCGTATATGCGAACCTTAACTGGTTCAATAACTACCTCGACTACAAGAAGTTAAAATCAAAGTATAGCATTTGGCTTGCTCAGTATAACGATAAAGCTGAGCTTGCTTGTGACATTTGGCAGAACAGCTCAATGGGCAAGGTCAGCGGTTACGGCGGTAACATTGACACAAATGTAATTTACAACGATAACATCTTCGGCAAATCTGAAACAAAGGTTAAAAAGCCAACGCTGACATATAGAGTCTTTGCAGACGGCAAGTGGTACAGCGAGGTTAAAGGCTTGTCAAATATTGCAGGACGAAAGAAACAAGCTATTTCAGCCGTTGCAATTAAGGTCAGCAAAGGCGATATAAAGTATAGAGTGCACTTGCTCAATGGTGATTGGCTTGACTGGGTAGACGGCTATGACATCAACGAAAGCAATAACGGTTACGCAGGTATCCTTGGCAAAGTCATTGATGCCGTACAGGTCGAGTTCTCGGGTGTGGGTGACTATAAAGCTACATACAGAGCACGCAAGCAAGGCAAAAACAAATTTATGCCATATCAGCACAACACCGAAAAAGACAGCTCACAGGACGGCTACGCAGGACTTCTCGGCACAAAAATTGACGGTGTGCAGATTACATTGACATAATGGAGGGTTAGCTATGAATAATTTTTTGGATTTGGCAAGAATTGAAGTTTCAGAATATGTTTTAGCTCATCTTGATAAATCGGAAGAAATTCCTGATTTTGAAGTGTTTGTCGTGTGGTCTTGTAAAACATTACAAAACTATAAAGCTTTGATAAGTACTTCTCTACCGGATGGTATGTACTACGAAATTACCTATAACGGTGATAAAAACGAGCTTTATTTTGACGCTTATAAAAAGTTTGAAAATAAATGTAGGAAATTGGAGGAATGAAAAATGAAAGATAATATTATTCAGGCTACTGTTTCAGTAGCTATCGGTGCTCTGATATCATATTTTAATATCTTACTTATCCCAATTCTCGTGCTCATCGCTGTAATGCTTATTGATTATATTACAGGATTGACATCGGCGTACAGAAACGGCGAATTAAAAAGTAAAACAGGTTTAATCGGAATTTTGAAAAAAGCAAGCTATCTCGCTCTTGTGGTTGTTTCGGGTGTTGTCGATTATTTAATCTGCACAGGCTTAGCGGCGGCAAATGTAGATATAGGTGTCACATATTGTTGCGGTTTAATTGTAACGATTTGGCTCATCATCAACGAATTAATTTCAATCCTCGAAAATCTCTCGGAGTTAGGCACGCCAATTCCGAAATTCCTTGTAAATATCGTCCGCCGATTGAAAAATACAGTCGAAAATAAAACCGATACAGACACAAAAGAATAAGCGTACATAAGTTTAGCCCCACACTTGCTAAGTAAGAAGTGTGGGGCTGTTTTTAATTGTTATCATCAATAAACTATTTTTAAAACTTTTTCGTGTTATCAGATATTCGCAATGAATAAATATAGATTGAGTATGTAAATGAGTATGTAAGAAAAAGTCAGTAAACACCCGATTTTTTGAACTTTAAAGCTGACTAACATTTGACTAACATTTTTGAAATTTAAAGCAGTTTTAGGCGGTGTTTTACGATAAATACAAAAAGAAAAACCGCACCCAAACACCTAAAAAACGGCTTGGTTATGCGGTTTTTGCTTTGGAGCTGGTGAACGGACTTGAACCGTCGACCTACTGATT